TTTGTCCCTCTTGCAATTCAACTGTAAAAGCACCTTGTTGAACATCTGTAAAAATAGCACCAGCACCATCTTTAAATGCTTGTTTACTTGCGTAAGTAGCAATAGCTATTTCTAATGTTGTGCCGTTTGCTCTTGCTGCATATTCTAACCTAACATAAACGTTAGGTATTTCAATGTCTGTCCCTTGAATTAAAATCTTTTTTGCTTCAGTAGCATTTACTAATAATCCCATTTTTTTATTTGTTTAATTAATTTAATATTATAGGTTTAGGTATGTACTCACCTTGCGGTAAACTCAACAAGTATTCCCATTGTGTATTGATAATTGTTGCTTTGTCTTGGTCTGATAAAAATAAAAACCAAATATCGTTCTCATCTTGCACACAATTAAAAAATTCGTATGGGGCATAAAATACCCCTTGTATTTCTTCTTTTTGCTCTATTGTTAAAATATATCCTTCCATTATACTTGTCTCTTTAAATTATTAATTATTTCCTTAAATATTTCATTATCATAACTGCCTCTTGCTTTATTTGCCCATACGCAAACAAATTGAACATTACCTTCTTCATATCCCAAATCATTTTCTATTCTATCCAAAGACACTAAATAAGGATTTGATGTCATTTCACGCTTTTCATTGTATGTTTTCGGGCATAATAAATCGCTGCCAGTTAATGCACATTTATAATTTTGTTTTTCTAAAACAATTTGTAAGTATTCAATATTCACGCTAAATGGGTAGTTTCTTGATTTTGCATTAGCTTTCCATCTTCCATATAGAGCATTATGAATATCTTTTGTCCCCCCTTTATTGCAATTTCTTGGTTTACGCTTTCCAGTTGCCCATGCTTTTACAGAACTTGAACCGCTTCCTTTTGTTCTGTCAATACCATTTCTTTCTAATAGCAATATTATTTTTTTTGCTCCTATATTATATTTTTTACTTAATTGACTTTGGTTGATTCCGTTATTGTAATCATTGCATAAATCATCTTCAAAATCAAATTTCAATTGCTTTATATTAGCATATAATTCTGACTTGCCCATCATTGGCACACCTTGCATTTTTAATACTCTTCTTACTCTATCTGTTGTAGCATTTAAAGTAGTTGCAATTTGCTGAACTGTTTTCTTACCATAGTTGCTAACAATGTAGTTAGCATCTAATGGAGTTGATGTTGACCATTTATTTTTCATATTACAAATATACAACAGTTCAGACATAATTCCTAAATTATTTGGCGATTTAAAATTGTTTGAAATGCTTGTACTGCGGTGTAAAAGTCTGATGCTTGGGTGTCTGTTAAACCATCTCCTATTGATGCAAAGGCACATTGTCTATTAGAAAAAAATAGTGGTATACTATTACTATTAGTTGCACCTATGTAAAAATTCAAATTTAATTTTTGTATTGAATTAGATGTAATTACGTGTAAAGTAGTATTTCTAAATCCTCTAACTTGTGTTGAATTAATTCTATTTGTTATAAATAATCCTAATGAATTACCAGTATTTAAAACTCCCGCATTGTTATCATTGACACGTGGATAAAAATTATTATCTGACCATTTAATATTTAAATTTGTACCCGGATTTCCTAATATAGTTGTGTTTAAATTACCCATATCGCCATAAGTACCTATATTATTTGTTCGAGAGTAAAAAGATAAATGCGTACTATTTAAAGTTAATTGTGCATTTTCATTTAACGTTGTATCCATATATGCACTCGTTCCATTAGGTGTTACACCAGTACTCGCAAAAGTCCAACCACTTGTAAATGAACCCGTAAAACTTGAACTCTTTAAATTCTGCGAACAAGCTGCTGCACTTGCTCCTACCATTGGATAAATAGCTTTCATACTGTTCCAAATATTAGAACCTTTCATATTTAATACAAGGTCATTAATTGCTATTAACTCTGTACTATTTAAAATTCCACCCGCTGCCGTTACTCTATTAAAAAAATCTTGTGCATCTGTATCGAAAGTAAGCGCTGGAAGAGTTTGTATAATTGCAGATATTTGCCCCGTTCTTGTTTTAAAATCAAACCTACCCATTACGAAATACGATTTACATAACCTATAACATTAATAACATTGGCAGCACTTGCAAAAGCAGTAATTGTTCTCGCTGCTGCACCAGTACCTACTAAAATTAAACCAGTAACACAAATAGTCAAACCACTTTTAGAAGGAATTGATAAAATTATATTTTGGTCGGGTGCAGTTGTAGAGCCATATTCTAATGTTAATGTTGCAGTACTTGCTGAAGTATTAGTAGCATAAAGCCAAACTTCATCTATTACAGATGCACTTGTACCAGTTGCGTGTATTGTTGTTCCCGTTGTTGCAGTTGCTACTACTTTAATAGGCATTCCACCCGTTGAACCGCTTAATATTTGTTTACTTATTGGCATAATTTTTTATTTTAATATTATGAATATACTTGACTTAATAGAACTACTTGTAATTCGTCTGGCTTATTATTAAATGCACTCCAATCTGTTGAACTTAATGCTCCTCTATTTGTAGCACTTGCAGTAGGAAGATTGAATGTATGTGTATCAGTTGCTGAACTAATTGCAAAATCAGTTCCACTTGTTCCAACTGCTAAATTTTGTACTTGTGCAGTCAGTCCGTTTAATGCAGTTAAACCAGTTGAAAATGTTGTTATAACTTGGCAAAGATGACTATTTTCTGTGTGAAGTGTAATAGTTCTACCGCTATGAGTAACATAAATTCTAATTGCTAACCTATCTGTTGCTAATAACGTTGTTTGTGGGACTGCTAAAGCACTAAAATACGCATCTATTGTCGTTCCATTTGTAATACCTTCAGGATTTGTTGAATTACTTGCAATCAAAGATAATGTAGTTCCATTCCATTTATATAATTCAACATAAAATGATGGAGTACCACCACCACTTGAAGCACTTAAATATGTTTCAAAATTCCAATTACCCGCTGGTATTTCTAATTGATTAGGAACATTTGCATCTGTGATAAATGATTGAATATAACCATCTGCATTTATTGTGAAATTAGTACCCGCACCTAATATTGGAGTTCTGTCCATTTCTCTAAATGCAATACCACCTATTGTGCCTTGAGATACACTACCATTAAGATAAAATGATATAGAAGCACCGCCACCACCGCCACCACCACCGCCAGTAGAACTTATAATAGGGTTTAAAGGGTCTGTGTCATCAATGGTTATATTTGTTCCCGCTACTAAAGTTGGAATGTCTGTAATATCAGCAATACCCAAATAATTTTTCTCTTGCCATTCAGCAGTTAATTCAGAATTAACATTAGAAGAACTTAAAGTCATACTTTTACTTGCACCATTAGTTTGTGTTACTAATTGAGTTGCTTTTATAGAATTAGTTGTTTCATTACCAACATCAGTTACTTGCTGAAGTGTAGGAGTAGTAATGTCAGAAGTTAAAGCAAGTGTGCCTGAAGCATTTGGTATAATTATTTCTTCATTGGAAGCTATTGTATCAAAAGTTAATTTTTGAAAACCACCTGAAGAAGTATGATTAAATCCTTCTTCTAATAAAAATGTTGTATTTGTGCCATCATAATTTGATATTCCCAATGCACTTTGTTCAATAAATGCTTGTTTATCAGAATCTATAGATTTTACATAAATTCCATCATTTACATTTATTAAAATTTCATTATTTCCAAAAGCAGAGTCAAAAACAATTTCAGTATCTGTTAATGTATTACCAACAGTTGCTACCTCTTGAAGCGTTGGAGTAATACCTGTATTAACTAACTCCCAAACGGCAGCTCCTGTTGTTGTATCATTACAAACATAAACATTGCCATCATCTAAAATCCAACGTGAATCAATAATAAATCCTTTAGTTACATCATCATTTACTGTTGGTGTAGTAGTAAAGTTGTGTGATACTTCACGAATGGTAAAGCCATCGCCACCCATAACGTATAATCTACCCGCTTCCCATTTTAACTCGTAATCAACAGCACATCGTAAAGCAATGCCTTTAGAACCACCAAGACCTGCATCAGTTGTACCTTTTTTTAAGTTTGCACCGTTGTCTAATAATATTTTATCGCCATCTGAAATTGATATATCAGTACCATCGGTTATGTTTCCTAATACTAAAGTTTCTGCAAGAGTTTGAGAACCAGCACCACCTGTTGAGTTAATTATGTAAGGACTTTCAGCAGTACCATCACCTGTAATAGTAACTCCTGTTCCCGCATCAATTAAATTAGCAATAGAAGTTATTTGCCCATCGTATTGAAAAGCGGGATAATTTAATTCTTCTAATCTTAAAGATAATTGAGTAATTGTAGTAAAAGTTTCAGCAGTACCACCTGTTGGCAAAGCATATAAAGTAATGTCTGTAATGTTATAAATAACACGTCTACTTTGCCCTTGCTCAACTATTTGAAAAGAAACATTGTCAGCATTAAAATAGAATTTAGAGATTATAAAATCACCTAAAATACTATCGGTATGCAACCAAGTTTTTAAACTCTTTTTTCTTATTGTTAATGTACTCATTTATTTACTGATTTGTTAAATAAAAACCGTTTATATAATAATCCTCTGTTAATGGAACTAATTTAAAATTTTTTATTTGAGGAGTAGTTGTGTTTTCAAATACAAATGGAACAATATTATTACTACCATCAAAATAACCATTTATTCTAAATTGCTTACCAGTTTGCGGTGCAAATTCTGCATTAGTAATAGATGCTATTATTGTATTGTTTGGAATACTTGCAGTATTTCTTTTTATAAAACCATATACATGAACCATTCTTCCAGTCTTTGTAAAAGTAAGATTATATAAAGCATCAGACAAAACCAAAGTAATTACATTAGTTGTTGCTTGAGTGTCATTAAGTTGATTACTACCGTACAATTCATTAACGACTTCTAACATAGAATTTCTATGTTTTGTTATATTTACTATTGATGTTATAAATCCATTTACTGCGCTTATTAAAGCTGATTTTGTTGCCATATCTTAATTTATTAAATATTCGTTGCTATATTCTGTATTTTCGTACTCTCCATTTGTTATTATAAATGCCCAATCTGTTGTATTTGTTATTCCTGGATAAACTTCGCCAAATAAACTACCAATAAATAATCCTGTTGTAAAGTTAATATAATAATTTCCATTATTAGGAAATAAATTAGATACATCAATAGTAAATACATTATCTTCAACTTCAATGTCATTTTCATCAAAAGTCAAAAACAAAGCATTGTCTTTATAGACTTTAAGAGTTCCTGTTCCTAAAGTTATATTTCTATTAAATGTGCCTACTATTTCGTTTGGAAAATTCATTTATAGCGTTATTTCAATATAAGTTACATAAACGTCTATATCCCCTGTTCCACCTGTTGGATTCGATGATAAAGCTTGAATTTTATATATATTAGGGAAAGTAACTAAATCATTTTTAAATATATAGTTAGTATCAGGAACAGCAAAAGAACTCCATGTTGTATCTGATAAGACAAAATTACTTAACTGTTGTATTGGGTATGTTGAGGCATTTCCAAGTGATACCACAAGTTGTGCCGCTACCGAATAAGCAGTTCCAGCACCACTTCTTCTAACAATAACATTAACTATTTGTCTGTAAATTCCTAAATCAACACTTGCGGGTAGTATAATTATTGGCGTAGAAAATAAATTAAGTATTTCTGCTTGAGTTATAGTTGTTTTTAAAACTTTAGTTATAGGTACAACACTATTAGCATCTACATAAGTCTTAACTGCTTTTACACTTGGATATTTAGTATCAGAACCACCATCAGTATTTACGTCAGTTGATTTATTAACTACGTTTTCAGGAGTAAAACCCAATCCTACATTTAAAATACTCCAATTTGTAGAAGTTTGAGCAGGACTATTAACTAATGCTCTTATGGAAGCACCAACAGGGACTGAAACACCACCTAAAGTTCCTGCAACAGAAATAAACCATAAGTCACCTGTTAATATAGCGCCTGAAATACCACTACCGCCAGTTGCAGGAAATAAATTTGTACTTGCATCATAATTACCTCTATCATCAAGCAATCCAACAACTAATCCATCGGCATAATCTTTTACTGCTTTTACGCTTGGATATTTTGTATTAGATGAACCATCAGTAGCTACATCAGTAGATTTATTAGATAAGTTTTCTTTATTTGTTAATGCAGGAACAGTAGGTAAATCAGCAGTACCTGATAAATCTCCAGCTAACTTAATTTTACCTTTAACACTTGTAGTTGCATCAGGAGTAGCTGTTACACCAGCTATTTGCTCTGTTGTATAATCAATAGTATCTTTCATTCTACTACCAACTTCTGTTGGAGTAATTGCAAAATTTACTGTTTCGTTTGTAATCTGCGTATCAATTAACGCTTTTAATGTTGTTGGATTAATTGGCATAATTTTTATTTTTTAAGCTCCGAATACATCAGAGAATTTGTTATTAAATGTTTTACTGCTTCCTGGCACATTGCTTCCAAATGGCAAAGCAAATATATTACTAAATGTTCTATTTGGATATACAGGTATTTGACTTGTATAAATTCCACTTGGTATTAAAGTTATTAATTGCAATGCATCAAATATCTGAAATTGCTCTACAAATATATCATTATAATCAATAGCAACTTTAAAATCAAGACTAAAAATATTTGTATCTCCTGCACGAGCTTTACTCGCAAGTGTTTGTTTATTAGTTATTCTATAACCATTAATGTAAACTATATTTCTACTTAACAAATTGTTTAATCTTCTAAATGTAAAGTTGTCAATACTATCAAAAAAATATTGCTCTAATTCAGTTGTAATTAAACGTGAAGTAATCTTTTTACCTTCGTATGTTACATATTCACTTGAATTACTTTCAGCATCATTAACGCTAAAGAAACACTTTAAAGTTATTGATTGATAGTAAGTATCATTTGCATTTTTATAATTGAACCTGGAGCTTATATCATCGAAATAATTAGTTATTTGTAGTGGATTTGAATACCAAACATAATTAGATACAGTATGCTTAAACTTTAAGTAAACATTTTTAGCATAATAATCAACACCTGTGTTTACAATCTCAAAATCTATTTGTTCAATTCCATTAATAGTTCTTTCGTTAATTGCTACATTAGAAGTAATATCTTGTAATTCATTATCATTACAATCAATAACAGTAACTTTATAGTTACCATCAAATGCAATGCCTAGAGGACAATTTGTAGTTTGTAAATAAGTTTGATTAGGACAAAGTATTATCTGTCCATTATAGAATATCTTTGAAGCTGTACTTGCTCTTAAATACTTTGCATCATTAAAATTTGGCTCAAGCCGAATAAACGCTAAATCATTCATTTTGTGAATTTATTAATAAAGTCAAAGCATCAGAGAATAAAGTTATATCAGTATATTGTACTCCATTTATCTTAACGTTTGTAAATCTAGTTGGCGGATATAATGTGTTATCTACTGAATCGTACAAAGTAACAAAAATATTATTAATTTGAAATGATTTTAAATCAGTTTTTGTTGGATAATTTGGATTAGTAATAGTTGTAGTAGTTGTGGTATCTAAATTGACTGTCAAATCTATCTCCATAAAATCACTAATAAACTTTTCTTCAAGTACTAAATCTAATTCTTCTGTAATCCATGTATATTCCATATTTTGAACATAACCTTTAATCATTCTACCATCATTAAGGTTTACAGAAACATATCCTTTTATATCTCTAATATCTGTAATAAGTTGTGTAACAGTAGCAAAATCTGCATATACTTTTACTGTGTGATTAAATGGGTTTAATATTTTAAGACTTGCAATATCACTATTTAAAATATCAGCACTATCAGAAACGTTTTCAGTTTCACTATCTTTTCTAGTTACTAAATTACCATTAACTTTAAAGGAACTTGTTTTTATTACATCATTAGGTTTAAATTTAGTAGCACTTGCTAAATATGGATACCATCTTTTAATATTTCTACCCCAACTATAATCTAAATTAGAATAGTCATTAGGGTTAGCAACTCCTTCAATTAAAGAATATGTTTGATTGGTTTGATTTGTATAACTAACATCGGTATAAAACCAACGCATTTTAATAAATTCTTCTCCTGCAAAAGGTGGCACTCCAGTATTTTTATCTAATTCTAATATTGTTGATGTTATAGAAATTACAGTATATTCACCAGTATTTTGACCTTCATCAATAAAAAAAGTATCTCCAACACTAAATCCTAATAAAGTCCAATTAAAATCTATACCATCACCATCTTGATTATTATTTAATATTTTTAAATTATTAGTTATTTGGTCTATTTGTTGTAATAATACAGCACCAAATTCACCTTCACTTCCAGGAGCTAATGTTACGCATTTAAGCAAAAACAAATTGTCATCATTTTGCAAACTTGTTGTTTCTTGATTTTCAAATGCTCTTTGTCTTGCTTGTTCAATTAAAAAAGCACTTCTAATATGCTTTATCTCTACTTTTAAACTACCATCAACACTATCTGTAATATATTTTTGTGTTTCTGTATGCACATCGTCAATAGAGTTTTGTCTGTTTGTTTCTCTTTCACTACTTGACCTGTTATATTTAAATTCTGTATTTTTTAAAGTATATTGTTTAGAAAACATTGAGTTAGAAGTAAAACTTGGTAACTCATCAAATACTGCTAATTGTGTATTTTCATAATAATCAGCATAAGGTAATATTTCAATGCCGTTAGGATTTATTTGATAATCTGAACAAGTTTCCATTGGAATGTTCATTAAATCTTTAAATTGATTATAAAATGGTCTATCGATTATTTGACCTAATAACAATCCATTAAATGCAAAGTTGTCATAATGCTCACCACCTAAATCATAAGTTGGCGCATTAACTGGCATATCAACAATAGATTTTACATTATGTTTTATTAAATCTATTAATCTTATTCCTTTTACAACAGTATCTATTGATGTAGAAGTTGCAGATATATTAATATCCATTGAATTAAATATTGTTGACAAACCACCATTTAATTGAAAATAAATTAACAATGTTTGCCCTTGTTCAATAGGTGGTATATCAACAGAATAAGTATCATTAAATTCAGGACTCCAAGGCAGACCAGGATAACTTGGAGCTAAACTAAAAGGATTTATAGTACAAGCAATTAATTTTGACCATACAGATGTATTTGTTGATGCAACAACTATTTCTACCCATAAATATCTGAATCCTTGTTGACCTGGAGCAGAAATCATAGATACATCTAAATTTGTTATATCTAATTTAACTTCTGTTAATCTTGTAGCTGCATATAAATAAGGATAATCATATCTGTTGTTAGATAATCCTTGAATATAACTTAAAGTATTTTGTATATCATATTTTAAAACTTGATTTGAATAATTAAAATAATCTGCTTGAATTTCATCAAAAGTAATACTACTTCCTACATTCCATTCACTACTTTGAATTATTGGTTTTGCTTTTAAAAGTATATTAGTAGTAGCGCAAGGAGTAATATCTCTACCATCTAATGCTTTATTATTAAAAGCATCAATATCAGTATCTTCTAATCTTTTTAACACCTCACGATTAGTGTTTTGAATTATTTTAACTTTAATATTATCAAATTCTACAATAGAAGTGTAATAACTAAATATACCAGTAGTAAAAGTTAAATTATCTTTTTCAATTATATACTCAACCTTACCTTCCCAACCATCGTTTTGAAATATATCTAATAAGTAATCAAATCCTTGACTTGCATAATTAAACATTTCGCCACTTGGTAATATTTGTGTTATTTGTATTTGCTCAAAATAATCTCTTGTAAATGTAAGTTCGGTATCTTCATTGGCAATTATAATATCTCTACCAAAACGTTTATCGTCTTGCTTTACTTTATATGAAGCACCATCGAAACCGATTGGCTCTGCTATTTCAATAGTACCAACACTTGGTAAAGATAAAAAGTTTAAATAGTGTTTGAACATTTTATATATTTTTTAATTCTTCTTGATATTTTTTTGAAGCTTCAATTTCTGTATTAAATCTACCTAAATTTTTAACTTTACCATTTATATATATTTGAGTTTTCCATTTTTTTCTTATTTTACACCAAGAAACTCCTGTATATATGCTTGTACTTTTTAAATGTTTATGATTACAATTTTCTCTATTAGTAACAATTTCTAAATTTTCAACTCTATTATCAGTTTTTATAAAATTAATATGATTAACTACTAATTTATGACCACAAAGTTTATGATTTAAAAACACCATTGCAACTAATTGATGAACTGGAAAATTTGAATATTTACTATTTTTTGAAAATCCAATATAATAATAACCATTTTTTTTATTTAAAAACTTCTTTTTAATAATTTCTTTACCATACTTTAAACTTTTAATATTTCCAAAATTACTAACTTGATAATCTTCATAACCTTTAACTTCTTTCCAAATTTCCATAATTAAAAAAGATATGCTTTCCCATAGTCGGATGGTACTCACATATCTTTAAATTTATATTTTTTATTTCAGCTTCCGACTTCTGAATTGTAAAGATAGTGAATTTTATTTAATATTAAACCCCATAAGTTTTTACATTTAAAATGTTATTTAATAATTCTTTACGTTCGTTTTGTTTTCTTTGATATATTCTTTCTCCTTTAGCATCTCTAACTATTGAGAAACTTTCTTTTGATGCTATTGTATCTGATAGTTTATCTAACTTACTTCCTAATATTTGAGTGTCCATAGATACTTCTACTTTAGGCATAACTATACCATTATTCAATAGCATACTATTTAAACTATTATCAAACATCATAGCAGACTTTTCAGCAGTAAATACTTTATCTCCTTTAGATAGCATTGTAAGCTCAGCTCCTTTATCGCTACCTAATGATTTAACTCTACCTTGACTATCTGTAATAATCTCACGACCTTTTTCTTGTGTCCATGCTAAACCGCCTTCTGCATTATCTGTACCTTTCCAATATTGTGGTATTTGTTGTGATGCAACCATAGCTATTTGTGCAGCACCAATAGCAGCAGCTATTGCACTCCAAGGCAATCCACCAGTTAAAGGGGATTTAGCTACCGCAGCTACTATTGCTTGTGCTGTATCAATAGCAATATTAAATATAGCTTGTTGTTTTCTTGCTTTATCTTCACGTCTTGCTATTTGTTTTCTTCTTTGCTCGTATTGTTCTTCTATTTCTTGTTTTGCTGATGCACTATCACCTGCAAACAATAAAGCTATATTTTTTTGTTGTTCTAATCTTTCATATTCTGCATCAAAATTTTGTTGTGACATTTGATTTAAAAAGTTATATGCTTCTTGTGCCATTTCAGTAATGCCATTAAAATAAGAAGCGTATTGTTCTTCTCTTGTAATTAATCCTTCTTTAAATGCATTGTCTATATTTTTAAAAAAATCATTTTCTATAATTTTAAATGTTTGTGAAAAACCAGCATCACTAGCAAATGAACTAGAGAAATCGTTTAACCAATCTTTTGTTTCATCTGCAAATTTTCGTAAAGGCGAAATAGTTTCGTTTATTGAATTTCTTAATTTATCAAATTCAGCAGTTATTTTTGCTATTTGTTCAGGAGATTGATTGCTGTTTGATTTAGCTAATGCTTCGTCAAAAAATAACTGAGCTTCTGCCATAGATTTCCACGACTCAAATGATGCTTGTCTTTGTGTTAAACTTCTATTTTCATTGTTAGAATCTTTTAATCTTCTTTCTTGTGCCATTTGAAAATAAATGTCAGCAGTTTCTTTTGTTAACTTATCTTTTTCTTTTTGGATTTTCTTAAAAAAAGCAAGGTCTACATTTTGTAAATCTCTAGTTTCTTCTGAATAATTAATGTCTATTTTAAGTAATTCTTGTGCTAAATTGTAATTTATTGTTTTAACATTTTCTGCATAACGATTTTCTATTTGAACTCTTTTATCAGCAAAACCATTTTTTACATTTTCAGCATTATCTTTTAAATCTTTAATTCTTGCTTCTTCTTGATTTTTTAATAATTGAGTAGCTTTATCTTTTTCTATTGCTATTTCTCTATTATTTTTAAGATCAATTAATTCTAAACTTAATTTAGAAAATTTTTCTCTTGCAGCTAATCTTTCTGCGTATGTTTTTTGTTCATTGTTAAATATTTCTTCTTGAATTTTTTTTGCTATTTCAAGTTGTCTAATTTTATAATCATATTCATTTTTAAGAATTTGGTCTTGTATATTTATTTCTCTTTCTAATCTTTGTTTTTTGTCTTTTTTTACTTTTTCTTCTTGATATTCTAAACCAATAGTTTCTTTTTTAAGTTTTATAATATCAGCATCGTTTTTGATTATTTGTTTTTGAATTATTGGTATTTCTTTATCTAACTCAATACTTCTTTTAATTAATTTGTTTTTTGCATCAATAAAAATATTTGCGGTTTGAGCATTTAATCCACCTGATTTTTTTGCAGCTTCAAAGTTTTTTATAGTTGTTGCTAAATTTTCTTTGTTTAACTCTAATTCATTTTGCAAATCAATTAAGTTTTGTTTATTTGCTACGTTTAATTCTGTTTTCTTTTCAACTTCTTTTCTTTTTTCTAAAGCAGTAATTAAATCATTAACTCCTTGTGAATATTTACCATTTGCCATAATAGCATCATTTACATTTCTAATGTAATATGGGTATTGTTTTAAAAGTGCATCTTGAGCTATTTTTTGTTGTTCATCTGTTAAATTTTTATCATTAATAACTGCTAAATATTTTCTTAACTCTAATATTTCTGCTTGTGCATCTTTTGTTCCAGTCAATCTAGAATTATTAAATTCTTTTTGTTTTTTGTTTAATTCATCTAATGCTTTACTTCCTTCAAATAAAGAACTTACAAAATTACCAATTTCTTTGCCATAAGCACTTAAAAGCCCAATACCTACATATAATAAAGTATTCCAACTCATAAATGCTGCTCCAACTTGTGAAAAAACACTTTTAGTAGCTTTACCTTCTTCTTGAAGCATTTTATTTTGTGCTTTTAAACCAGTTATAGCATCTTGAAATGCTCCAATATTATTGGTTAAAGATAAAATACCTATTTGCATAGACTGCCCAAAGTTTGGCAATTCTCTTGTTATTTGAGATATTGAATTTGATAATGGATTAAATCCACTTGCATAATTACCTACACTTCTGCCATGAACACCCATTGTAGCATCAACTTTTTTAAGTGCTTGATCGTATTTAGTTAATTTGTCAAGTGATTTTGTTAAACTATCTTGTTCTTTTTTATTTAATTGTTCACCTAATTCTTTTTTTAAAGCTAAATCTCTATAAGTTCCTTTTAATACATTTAATTCAGCATTTATTCTTCCATAAAGACCTATAACTTGTAAATTAGTTTTTATTTCAGAATCAACTTGTTTTTGTAATTCTCTTTTAGTCAATATTTGAGTTCTTACAACAGTGTCCTCATTTTTTCTTTGAGTTGCTAAATCATATAATTGATATGTTAAACTTTCAATAGTTGTTTTATATTGAGCATAAGCATTATTCATATCCTTAATAGCTTTATCTGAGCCACTTGGAGAAGTTGGCATTTTAAAAGTATTAATTGTAGATATTTGCCCTACCATTTTATCAAGAACTTTACTTGCTTTTTCAAGCTCAATTAAAGCATTAGGACTTAAAAATTCTATAAAACCATCATTTGCCATTGTTTTGTTTTTTTATTTTTTGTTTTGCGCTTTTATCTAAAGCTATATACATAGCTAATGTAACTGTTTCGTCTATATTTCTTTCATGAACATTACTTAAAGAAACAATATTATCATAAAAATCAAATGCTTTTTGATAACTATTTTTTACCATTGAATCTAACTCTAACTTTTCCATAGTTAAATCATTTTCAATAATGCCTGTTTCAACTTGCATTACTCTCTTTACTTCTTCTGTAAAATCTGAATCTTTATTAATATATATTCCACAACCAATTTCTAATGCTGTTAATAGTTTATTTCGCATTTCATTTGTTAATTTAGCAAAATAAGCAAATTCCATTATTTGTTTTATAATTGCTAATTTATATTCTAAAAAAGCAATATTTGTTGTTAAATTTAAATATCTTTTTGATTCTGGATTGTCTGACTTAATAAAAAAATCATCATAAATTACAATAAAAACCGCTTCTAAATCTTCATTTTCATCATTAGGTTGCAATAAACTGTAATCTTTTGTGTTTAGAACGTCAAAAAACAATTTTGCTGGTATGTTTTCTATTGAGTTATACTTTGCCATTTATTGTCCAAGTTGTTTCTTTAAAACCTTTCTAAAATCTTCTATTACATAACTGTCTAAAAATCTTAAAAATTTCTTTTGATTCATACTAAATATTTCATCTCCATATCTACCAACTAATTCATCTTTTTTAGAATTTGTAGCATCAAATAAGTATTTGCCATTTTTACTATCCAATAAATAAAAACTATTTATAAAAGCACCAGTTAAAATTAAATCGACATTACCATTTGCTTGTGGATTTAATTTAATTTTTTCTTCTTCGTATTCTTGCCAAGCATAATTTAATTTTGTTCCGTTTCCATAAATATCACCATCCAATAAATCTCCTTTTTTATATTGAACTAAATCTTTTTCATTTTTTCTTACTTCTACTTCTACTAACTTTTCTAGTGTTTGTATGTTCAATAACGGTTGTAACCTCTTGCTCATTTCCTTTGCTGATATTGCCATTTTCTACTATTTTAGCTATTGATACTTTTTGTTTATTTCCTCTGCACTCTACACAGTATTCTTTTTTATTCGGATCTAATGTTCTATTTAAAAATTCATTAATTAGAATATCATTACTTTGATTTGTATTTTTTAAAATCCAATCATATTTTTCTTCTTTTGGAAGATTACAGAACCATTCTGCATCTTTTCCATTTATTTCAACATTAAAAATTTTCATAATTTACAATTTAATTATTAATCATACAAATATAAATAAAAAACACGCATAAAGTTAATTATGCGTGTTTAAATAATAATTTTACAATTATGCTACTGTAACAACATTGCCAGTAGTTCCTCTATAAAACTTGTTTCCTACTTGCGCACAAGCAACAGCATTAGCCGCATCGTAAAGTTCAACAAGAACAACATCAGCAGCTACCAATGTAGCAGTTGGTGTAATTGTGTACTCTTTTGTGCTTGTATTAAATGTAGAAGCTCCTACAATAGTATTTGCAACACCATTTACATAAAGTTTCAAGTTTGCACTTGCTAAACCAGTAATAGTAAATTGCTCATTGTGTAACCAAGTTGGTTTAATGTAAACTTTGTTTTCTGAAGCATCTGCTCTACCTGCAATAGTTACATCAGTAATACCGAATAATTCAGTATTTGGATTGAAATCTAAATCAGTTAAAAGATTTACATATTGGTTGTATTCAAATGGATCAGTAACTTGAAATTTCAAGATAGTTGATGCTGAATTTGTACCATTATTTTCAGTATATCCGTTTGTATTCAACATACCTACTGATAAACCTTTAATTGATGTACCATCAACACTTTCTGCACATTTAATATACCCAGTTTCGTAAGTAATTAATGCATCGTATTGTTGGTAAGAATTATAAGAGAAAGCAATCTTTTGGAAAGCTAATCCCTTTTTATAAGTACAAGTGAAAACTGGTTTCCCTTGTCTTACAACTTCAATAAGTCCTGATTGACTTTCTTGAGTAGTTGCATCAGGTGTTTCTGCTACCGCTTCAAAACAACCAACTAATGGAATAAAATTCCCTAATTGTACTTGTTCTTGAACGTATGCTTTATCGAAAGTTCCTGAAGTTTTATCTAAACTCCACCCTTTTGGTGTTAAGATTACACCATTTGGTAAACCTTCAATTGGTTGACAGTTCTCTAAACCGCTACCTAATCTGCTTGTGGTACAATCTGTACCTGTTAATATTGCCATTGTTTTTTATTTTTTTAATTACACGTTTGTAAATTTGTTATTTTAATTGTTAATTCTAAAAGTACTGCATCCCACTTATCAATAGTAAAATTTTCTTCACCGTTTCCATAATTAGGAAAATCAGTCTTTGTATAATTACCATTCCATGTTACTTGCCCACTTCTTCTTAATATATTTTCAATATTTTGAGTCAAAGGATTTAAAATATTTCTAAAACTCATTGCCCAACGTTGTTCATTTGTCAAGTCTACATTTGTATTTCGACAAGCTAAAACTAAAGATAAACTAACTTCACATTCATCATTACCTTGATTACTAACATTTGATGTTTGGTAAATTAAAGGGTAAGGTGTTTGCGAACTTTTAGAGAATAGTTCTATTTGTTTTAATAAATGGTCTTTGTTACCCCATTTATAAATGCTTTTAAAGCCATCTATTAAAGGTAAATTATCAAATAAACCATCTAAAAATTCTTCTACAACTATCATAATCCCATATAATTAATATGACTTTTGACAGTAAAATAAGTAGTGTCATATAAATCACGATTTTTCATTAGGTAATCATATAAAGATACTTCATTGCCAATTACTTTTCCGCTGAAATTAAGAAAATCTCCATTCCAGTTATTTTCAAGCACAGGCAATCCATATCTCACATCTCCAATATACATTCTAATAAACTTATTCCAAACAGTTGTTTGTTTTACACTTGGATTATTATAGAGTGAATTTTCAGCTCTTGGTATTTGCATACCAGTAGTTGAGTAAGTTTGAAAATCAGTTCCTAAATAGTAAAAAAACACATAATAAGCAATTAAACTTATTTTTTTAGTTCCAATAGTATATCTTAAACCTTTCCAATCATCTACTCCATCAACTAAATCAACCCATTTTTGAATTGGATCTTCAACCCAATCTCCATTTTCTTCAAACTGAGCCATAAGCTCTTGTAGCTGTTCGTAACCTAGTATATCAAGTAACAATGATTGCTCAATACTTTCTATTTCCTCGTTTAATTGCGCTGTGGCAGACGGTAATACACTTCCAATGCTTGGTTGTGCAACTGAATTAGGAATATATAATTCCTTTGTTTGAAAGTATTGAGCATTTATTATCATTATTTCTCTATTACGGTTGAAGTCATTTCAGGTGTTTTTTCTTTAATCTTAACATCCTTTGCTAATTTTGCTAATCCTTTAGAGATTAATTTATCAGCGTGAACTTTGTGTAGTAAATAAGTGTTTCCATTTAAGTCAACCGCTTTATAATCCGATGCTTTATCGAATGTAGCAGTTCCTACAATTTTTACTTCTTCTTCTTTGATACTAAAATTTGACATATAATTAAGTTTTAAAATTACGGTGTTGGTTTCAATAATGCAGCTCTTACTGTTGCAAGACTAAATGCCATTGCTCCAGGCAAGTTGTTTTTAGCTACTCTTAAAATAGAGTAAACTTCTCCAACTGCTGATTTTTGATTCTTGATGAATTGGTCGTTATAAGTACCAAAACGTAAGATAAACTCAGAGTGCATTTCACGATAAATTGAGCTATCCATAACGATTGCAGTACCTAAAGTAATTGCGTTAGAAGAAACAACTCTCATTCCGTTGATTGATCCATTTTGCATGTAAGGCAATAATCTTGAATTACCTTCTGTGTCTTGTGTAAACATTGTAGTTACAATATCACTTGGGTGCATAAGAACTAAATCTGCGTTAAAGTTCATTCCGTTAATAACAGATTGAGCAGCAATAACAGCCAATCCATTGTCAGGAATAACTAAAGTATCATCCATTACAGAAGTAGTGTAAGCAGTACCATTTGAAACAATAGTTCCAATTAATCCATTGTTCCAAAATCTTATTACTTTTTCTTCAAACATCATAAGGATTTCGTTGTACAACAATTCGTTGTCTACTTCAAATTCTTCTGTCCACTCGATGTGAGCAGCATATTTCTTACGTAAAGTAAGTGTTCTCAAGAATGTATCAGATACTAATGGCTTAGTACCACCTTCAGCAACTAATGCAACAGCTCCTTCAGCAGTAGCTTGTTCGTTTTTGATAATTTGTTGAGGAACTCTAGCAACTTGTCTATTAGAAATAACATCTAATATAAAGTTTTCAGGGTATCTGATTTTTGAAATTTCACTTTCAAACTCAAAGTTCTCATTCAATGGTAATAATACACCTGTATCATTAGCAACAGCAGTAGAAGCTGTATAAATAGCAGCAGCACGTTTAGCATTGAAATTGATTTCTAAATCATTACCATTTCTAATAGCTTCGCAAATTTCTTTGTGTTGCTCTTTAACCATTTTACGAAGTTGGAATTTTTCAACATTTGAAATTTGTCTAATGTTGTTTTTTTCAACTTTTTCTACGTTTTCAGCAATACTTCTGATTTGCTCAGCAATAGTTACTACATTTCCAGCAGCATCTTTGCTTTCAGCACCTAGTACTGAACGTAATGCTTGTTGCATTGATGTTGAATACGCTTCATCTTGCGCTTTTGCTCTTTCCTCTAATGCGTTTTCAAAGGCAGATACAAATTTGATTTGATTTTCATCTAAAGCTGCACCATTTTTTTCTAATGCGCTTCTTAAATTAAATTTTTCCATTTTGTTGTTTTTAAAAAATTGTTATTTTATTAGTATTTATCTCAACAATCTTTTTTTCTTCTTGAGTGTTCGTCGCGGCTCTTGTTGCTAAAAGATTATGTAAGTCATTTATTTGTTCAGGACTAAATTTGTCCAAAACTGCTCTTTCTTGTAATTGGTTAAAACTTCTTAATTGCGCATTTTCATCACTAGAAAAAGTTACTAAAGATATTTCTCCTAATTTTATTTCTTTAAGAATATAAGCGTCTTGTGTTGCATCATATTCTGTTTTATCCCATATATAGTTAAACCCATAAGAAAGTTGTCTTAAAACACCTTGATTTACTTGATTAACAACATCATCTGCATAAGACACACCTTCAATTACATCACCTTCAAAATATAAACCATAATCATCTTCCATTAACATTGTTGGTCTACATAAAGGTTCTGTTTGTCTGTGTTGGTTTAAAACTAATATAGGATTTCCAACAGCAGTTCCTACACCTCTTGCATTAAGACTGTTAAGTGTTGCGCCTTTAAGTACAATTTCATTATAGTCATTCTTACTGCCCCAAACAATAGCATATCCTTTTACTTTTCTATCTGCTGTTATTTCTAACCTAGCACGTTCTGCATCTAGTAAAGTAGATACTGGATTTTTAAACAAATCCCTTTGTGCTTTAAATTCTTTTACTTTATTTTCCATTGTATCTTTCTTGTATTGTTAAATATGCTTCTGCCATATCAATTCCATTTGCTTTTAGTTTATCTAAATTATCAATAAATAATCCATCCGCTTCTAATCCTGCCTTTTTATCCTCTTGTAATGCTTCAATTCCTGTGAAATTAGGCATAAAAGTCCAATTATCAGGCAAATAATATATTTTATTTAAACTTTTAGCTGTATCATTAGCAAATGCCTTAATTACGTTCTGCCAAAACGATTTTTCTGCTATTGTTTGATTACTAAATGTAGCATTGTCTTTTTTAGGCAATAATTCTTTATTAACTCCAAATATACCTGCAATCTTAATAGCGTTCTCTAATGTTTCATCAAATGGCTCTAATTCCTTAATTGTGCCTAAAGTTTTGATAAATTGTAAAGGAACACTTGACATTCCAATAAAATTCTTATCTCCTATCAATCCATTTCTGTCTTGTAGGTCTTTTAACATTGTATCTCTAGTAATAGGATCAATAGCTTCTTGTAATGATGCACCGCCACCACCAACTGGAGCTTTTGCTAATATACCTGCATTTCCATTTTTAGCATATACATTATACCTTGCTTGATAAACAGCTAAGATATTATTAATATTTTTTTCACAAGCAAATAATGGACTTCTACCAGTTCCTGTTTGTGTTATTCCTAAATTAGCAGTATGTAAAACATATCTAGGTTTTATCTGATGCTCATAAAAGAAAAATGTTCTATAATAATCCACTAAGTCTGAAACTTCTTTCATCAAAAATGGATTTGATATTTGTTTATGTAAAATTGGTTTAGTAACGTTAGGTTTTAAAACCCATATATTACTTATATTGTCATAAGTTGGATTTACTATACTATCAGCAGTTTTTGTATAAACATAACTGTTTCCGTCTGCTAATTCAGAAAAAATGCTTTGGTAAATAATATCAGTAAATCTATCTAATGGATTTGGACTATCTAATAATCTTTTTAAATTTCCTTGTGGCGTTATTACTTCTTTTGTATTAACATCAATAATATCGTATTTTAATGAAGAACATCTTTCTGCAATAGCATCAATAGGAATAAATATCTCAGCTATGGTATTTGCTAATTCATAAGCATTACTTTGGTCAAATTTAATTAACCTACCGCCATTAGCATTTTGCATATATTGGTTAAAATAACTTAACCAAGCTCCATCATTGTCGCTTTGTGCATATCCTTTTGGGGAAGTTTTCTTATTTCCAAAAAAGTTCCAATTCATTTAGTATATATATAAAAAAGTATTACTCTCCATTAGGAAAGTAATACCCTTATTATTAATTTTAATATCCTCTGTTTTCACAACAATAGATTTTATTTGACAAATATATAATAATATTTTAAATAAATTATTAAATTTAAAAAATTATCCGTATAATAATCCCTTGTATTTAATTTTTAAAATGTTAGCAGCACTAGCTAAACTATCAATAGCATCTTTCTTATGAGTATTCTGCCCTTCTCTCTCATAACTTGTAACATGATTAATAAATCTTGAATATTCTACATCTCTTTGATAGTTTTCGTCAAATATAAAATGTTTCTTAATAAATTCACTATTACTTAAAATTCTTGCTTCTTTTGGCATAGTAACTGTAAATGGCTTAACTTTTGTATTATTTGACATATCGCGCTTTAATAACATAAAAGCAGCAGCTCCTATTCCATTAACCTCTAAAAACACTTCTTCTATAAAATGCTCCCTACTCTTATCGATTAATTTTTCATTAATAATTTCAATCCCTTCTTTTGAATGAATAATCCCTTTGACAAAACACAAAAGCTTACCTTCAATAATCGCAACGTGCATAAATGGAATCGAATAATAATCACCGCCTGTATTTGCTGGATCGCCTACTGCAAACTTAAATACGATAGAGCTTATTGGTATGTTATCAAAATTATAGAATTGTAAAGATTGCAATGGTAATAACTTGCCAACTAAGTCTTGTGGATTCTGTTGATACTGAGTTTCAAAAATATTCTCGTCAATTTGTCTGATTTGGTTTAATTCAGCCAATGTTTGCTTAAATTCCCATAATGCGTGTTCATTTCCGTATTCATCGACAGTAATGCATGGAATATCAATAAAAGTCCATTCTTCTTCTTCAGTTTCCTTTAAATACCCAATTAAGTCATTTGAGTGCAATCTTTGCCCAATTACTATAATCGGAGTTTCTCTACTGTTAGTTCTCGACCTAATCGTAGTTTCAAACCTTTCATTTACTCTTTGCCTCTTTAAATCAGACAGGGCATCATCAGGTTTTAATGCATCATCGATAATAATCGCCCCAGCAAATACTTTTGTCTGTTCGGGTAAATTTTCGAAAATCTCTCTATCAACTTCACCTGCACCAAAACCTGTAATCTGCCCACCAGTTGCAGTTGCATACACTCCACCACCTCTCGTAGTATGCCACTTATTTTTACTCGCGCTAGTCTTGCTTATCTCAACATAAGGAAAAATAGTATTAAAATCCTCACTCCCTACGAAATCTCTCGCACTTTCACTATTATCAAAAGCCAAACTCTGAGAATAACTCAAATGTATGAACTTACTACTAGGATTATGCGCCAAACCTAATGCAATGAAGTTTTTAACCGCTAATTCCGTTTTTCCATATCTCGGAGCTATACTTATGCATAACTTCTTTATATCGCCCCTAATTACCTTATCCAATGCATCACATATTATCTCGTGATGAGAATTAACTACAAAACTCCTTCCATAACGCTTTTTAAAGAAGTATTTTGTAAAAGTCATACAACTTGACATTAATTTCGCCTGGACTACTCTTAACTGCTCTATCGCAACTACATCATTCT